TTTACCACCGCTGTACGTTGCTCTAAAGCAGTTTAAAAGGTGTATTAAATAGCATTATGACAAAGTATGTTTCTATAATTGGCAATGGTGAATCAAGGAGAGGTTTTGACATTTCACCACTCAAATCATTTTCAACTGTGATAGGGTGTAACGCCATATTCAGAGATTTTGTTACTGAGTATTTGATATGTGCAGACAAACCAATGTGCCAACAGGCGGTAAACGCAGTTGGTAAAGGCACAACAATCTATACCAGGGATCGATGGTCGGATCAATTTGCCATGTGGCCAAATGTAAAAAAATTACCGGACTTGCCTTACTCGGGTGATCAACGGAAAGATGAACCATTTCATTGGGGAGCAGGACCTTACGCAGGTGTGTTGGGACTGACGTTTAAACCAAAAGCAATATTCATGTTGGGTTTTGATTTACATCCTATTGAAAAAGAAAAAGTAAACAACATTTATCATGGATCGCAAGGTTACACATATATTAAAAGACCAGTCGACCCGTCATACTGGATATACCAGTTCCATAAGTTAATGGGTTATTCGGATCCTGACACAAGATGGATTGTGGTAAATTCTGATCGTTGGGAGATGCCTAAGGAGTGGTCACAGCACGGAAACGTATTCCAAGAAACCTACGATGGCATGGCCAAGTTTATCAATAAGCAGTTGACAAAGTCTAAATAATCTTTATAATAGTGTTATGTTTGAAAAATACAAAGATGGAGATCTTATAACCTTGAAACTTGCGTCAGGCGAGGAAGTAATTGCAAATTACAAAGGGGCAACCGATACGTACATCAGTATTGAGAAAGCACTTGTATTAATGAACGGTCCTCAAGGTCTTGCATTTGGTACATTTTTCTCTACTGCTGAACAAAAAAATAAAATTGATTTATCAAAAAATCATATCATATCTGTTGCATTTATTAACGAAAAAATAGAGGCCGAGTACAAAAGGATTTTTTCTAAAGTGATAGAACCAACAAAGCCAAAGATTATAACATAATGAATCACTTTGATAAGCACAGCAAAAGCATCAAGGCTCTCGTTGACACAACCGAGTCTATGCTTAATGGAATGGAAAAGCATGGAGTTGATCCCGAAACAGTTACAAAGAGACCAGAATTTACCGTGCTAATCCACTTCTTGAAATCAATCATAGATGGAGAATTAAATATTCCAAATGAACTAACAGATGCTATAAGAGAAAAAGGAGCAGAGTTAGGCATTGATATGGATGACATCAACAAAAGGTTACACTAATGGCAAAATACTTTTCAACTAAAACATATGGACATAACATAGGACTTGCCTGTGTTTTCAGACAACCTAATGCAGATCATTCTCACTGTCATTTGTTGCATGGATACAGTTTGCAATTTAAATTTACATTTGGTTGCGACAAACTAGACAATAAAAACTGGGCAGTCGACTTTGGTGGACTGAAACCTTTGAAAAAATGGCTTGAGGATCACTTCGATCACAAAACAGCATTGGACATAAATGATCCGCATTTAGAGAAATTCAGAGAACTAGAAAAATTAGATCTTGTAGACATTGTTACTTTCGATGGTGTAGGGGCAGAAAAATTTGCCGAACACGCCTTTAACTTTGCAGACAAACTTATCAGAGAAGCAACGGATAATAGATGTTATTGTGTAGAAGTTGAATGTGCAGAACACGGAGCGAACAGTGCCATCTACACTAGAAAATAAAATCCTAATAGACTACGACAGCAAAAAAGTTAAAATTGACATTTACGACACACCCCTAGGGCATAGATTCCTAGAGGCACTCAAAGATAATTTAATAGAAAAAAGAATATTAGAAAAAAATTTTTGTTTTTTAGGTTGGGCAAGTTCTAGCAGAGATTTAAACTATCTATGTGGAGAACTGAACACCCACATCGAACAAATTAATTCATTTCAGTTCCAACCTGCATACGAACATATTCATCCGTTCAACGCAGATGATTTCCAATATTCAGCAAACTTGAAAACAGGCCTTTGCCCGGACGGCAACGAAATGGCAAAGCCGGGCCTTAGATTAAAACACGAGGCCTGTAATTTACTGCACAGGTATTTCGAAGAATTACAAGGCACTGCATGGCAAATATCAGAATATTACAAACAGGCGGATCCTGAAACAAAGTATGCCATTAGGCAACTCAACAACATATGCCATGAAATAGAAAGTTGGGTATTATCCTATAGGAAAAGTGTTGTTGATCCAGACTGGGTGAGGCCTTCTCAGATAACAACTTTTTTAAATGCACCTCGATACGATTTGCATGAACAAGATTATGATTTGTTTAAACAAAACAGATATGATAGAGAACTTGGAGGTGTGTACCTGCATTGGTCACAAGTAGGAAAAACACTATTCGAGGTATACAGAGATGAACACGCACCCAAGATGACAGAGGCACTATGCTCAGAGATCAATCATCAAAAATATTACAGTGGCGAGTTCGATATAGAATGGGGCAACACAATTACAGAAGATAAACATGAATTCAAAAAAGAAGAAATAGATGGATTTAGATCTTGGTTGAAGGAAAACAATTATGATTGGGAAGACCCAAAATTATCATTGGGATATATCAAAATTGGGCAAGTTGATTTAGAAACATCATTCCAAAATCGTTCATTCAGTGCCATATATAATGAGATGAAAAATAATTTAAATATAAAAAATATTGCTATCAGAGATACTGGAATACAAAATGATTTTCCTTACACTCTCGACAGCGAAGACTGGAAACAGATACAAATGGAAGGTTTGAAAAAAGGTTATGAATCACGTAGTATGCGTTAAATGGGGGAACAAGTATGTTTCCAAATATGCCAATGTCCTGCACAACATGGTCAAAAGGCATACCACAGTTCCTTTCCAATTTCATTGTCTTACAGATGACCCTGTAGGATTAGATCCAGAAATAAACGCAATACAACTTCCAAAGGATCCATGGATTAAATCTTGGTGGAGCAAACTATGGATGTTTTCTCCCGATATGCCACTGAAAGGAAACATATTATTTTTTGATCTAGATGTTGTAATTTTTGATAATATAGATGACCTGTTTACCTACTCGGGCAAGTTTAATATTATAAGAGATTTCAATAGATGTAGAGTGCCGGATTGGAAACTATCAAATTCAAGTTGTATGAGATGGCAGGCTGGCACAATGGATTATCTTTGGACAAAATTTGTAGAAAATCCTGGTGCTGTGATGCAACAAAATCACGGAGATCAAGATTGGATATCTAAAAAGGCACAAGGAGAGATTACACATTGGCCTGATGAATGGATAAGAAGTTACAAATGGGAAATGGTAGGCCTGAAAGATACAAAATTGTTAACCAAAGACGGTAAAAGTTTCTTTAGAACTCCAGCAACCATACAGAAAGGTAACAAGGTAGCAGTGTTCCATGGTAAACCAAATCCAATGGAATGTGCAGACCCTTTCGTTATTGACAACTGGAAGTAATTTTTAGTACAATCAATGTACTATGGCAAAAAAAAGTTTCGGCAAAGTTAAAGTTAAAAGGATTAAACCTGAATTATCAGAGATTCCTGAAGATTGTGGATACATGAAACAATTTGAGCATAATATAGATATGAACTCTAATGGAATTATGGGAGAGTGTATAGAGTGGTGCCAAATAAATTGTGAGGGCAAGTGGGGATGGTGGTTTGAGCCTGCTAACATCATCAAAAATCCAATGAATCATTGGGAAGACCAAAACTCATATATGAGTTTCGAAAAGAAAACAGATGCTACTAAATTTTGGTTGTCAGTCGGAGTTACAAACATGGGGGATAAAAGTAGATAATTAATAGTATGAAATGGTTTGAAATTACAGAAGAAGCAAAAAATCAAATGGAAAAATTATTGGCCAAAGAGCCAGACAAATATGCAGTCAGCCTAATGGTTGAGGGTGGTGGCTGTGCAGGATTCAAATACAAGTGGGGATTCATAGACAAAAAAGAGGATGTTGGCAAAGATGATCACACAGAAGATTGGAGCACTGGCAAATTCGTTGTGGACGATGCTAGTATGTTGTATGTCGCAGGCACAAAAATAGACTGGAAAGAAGAAGTGTTTGGGTCACAATTCGAAATCACAAATCCTAACGCATCTTCTGGTTGCGGCTGTGGAGAATCGTTTGGCGTATAATGGATACCGCTTTCATAATAGGCAACGGTGAATCAAGAAACATTTATCCAATAGAAAAATTAAAAGGGAATGGAATAATATATGGTTGTAATGCCATATACAGAGATCATCCCATGCTGTGTGATCATATAGTGGCAGTAAATCCTCCAATGTACGAGGAACTTGCCAATTGGCACAACAACGGAAAAGAATCTCCAAGTATACATGGAATAGATGACATATCAGATTGGAACTATATCTGGCCAGGAGACGACGAAGAAGATGTTCCCGAAGGTTTAAAAATTTACAGGGTATGGCGTGGTGGTGATATCAAAAAAGGTGGCAAGATTAGAACAATAGATTTTACAGAGTCTAGGGGTTCAGGTATGAGTGCTGTGCTAATGGCGGCAGAATCAGGAATAAAAAATATTGTTATTATGGCATTTGACATACTAGGTGCTCAACAATGGGAAATGGAAACACCCAGCAGAATACAAAACAATATCTACAAAAACTCTTTGAATTATCCAGACAGAGAAAGTATGAAGGCATATTTAAAGTATGAATGGATGTATCAGTTAAGACAAATCATAAGAAGATTTCCTGATACTAATTTTTACTTTATCAATCGTAAAGAATATCTATACGGCAATACTTTCCTTAGATGGTACTTGGATCAACCAAATGTTAAAGCGGGTATATATGCGGACCTACAAAGATGGGTAGACGGATTCCGTGATGATATTAAATGGCTTGAACTATAAAGTTTGTGTTGAACTAGCGTCTAATTTATAAACTTTACGCATTTTTACACCTACCTTTTGTGCGTACTTTTTGGTATCGCAATATGAACAAACGTGTTTGTAATCATTAGATGCTCTATCCGGATCTACTTTTGATCTAGGTCTTAAGAACTGCCCGTTACAAGAATCACACTTAAACACATACACCGTATTCTTACGATGAAAGGTATGGTAAACACCACATTTACTTTGGCGCTCATACAATCTCATAGTTTTTAACGTTTCTATGAACATATTATTATTTAATAAATAGCATTATAGATAATATGGCACGTTTAACAATAGACACAGGAACACTAGGAAACCCGGCAACAGGCGATACTTTACGTACCGCTATGACCAAAATCAACTCTAATTTTGCAGAATTGGCAGGTGATCTACAGATGTCAGGCAACACCCTATTGAGTGCCGACACCAACGGTAACATCATACTGGATCCAAACGGCACAGGACAGGTGCAAATAGAAGCAGATAGAGTTGTTATCAAAACAACAAAAACTGCAACTGGCGTTGGAAACACAGGTGATGTCGCAGGATCTATATCTTGGGACGCAACAAACTTGTATGTTTGCACTGCCAACTATGATGGTTCAACTGTTATTTGGAAAAAACTAGTATTACAGGGTATTTAAGATGGCCCGGCAAACAATCAACATTGGTGCAATAGCAGACGATGGTACAGGCGACAGTATCAGAGTTTCAGGTGTAAAGATAAACGAAAACTTTGCAGAAGTTTACGCACAACAAAATTTTGTTAATTTAACACACTTCGAATTTGACAACAACACAATCAAAGGTATTCTTTCAAATGCAGATATCGAGATGTCAGGCAACGGGACTGGTATTGTGGATATGTCAGACTTAACCATTGATTCAACAATAAATCTTTCTGACAATGAGATCAAAACAAACACATCAAATGCCAATTTGAAATTTTCAGCAAATGGTACTGGATCAGTTGAGATAGCAAAAGCAGACATCAACGGTGGTGCCATAGATGACACACCAATAGGTGGTACAACACCCAGCCTAGGTACATTTACAACTGCAACGACAGGCACTCAAGCAGTCATTGATGGAATCACAATCAAAGATAATAAAGTTTTTGCAAACGCATCAAACTCTGTTTTAGAGATGAGCGGAAATGGTAGCGGTAACGTATTTTTTAACGGAATAAGATTTCCGAATTCGGAAGATGCTGTTGGACCAAACCAAGTTTTTAAGACAAACGGTAGTGGACAGATTGTAACAGAAACAACTCCAATATTGTTTTCGAACACCACACTGGATGACGGCACAGCAACATTGACAGGAAACAGTGTGGCACAAACTTTTGACACTTTTAGTGCTTCCACATACAGAAGTGCAAAATACACGATACAGATTTCCGATGCCACAGCAAATAGGTTCAGTGTGGTTGAAGCAAATGTAACACATGACGGCACAAATGCCTACATCAGCACATATGGTGGTGCAGACAATGGTGCAAATGATGGATCATCTGTGTATGACACACTAGACTTCACTGCCATAATAAGCAGTGGTAATGTTAGGGTGCGAGGAAAAGTAAATAACACTAACAGTCAAGTTATTAAATTTATGAGGAGAGCAATAAAGGTTTAATCATGGCGCAACAGACACTAAATGTAGGATCAAACGCAAACGACGGAACAGGTGATA